CTTAGTGTAGAGAGAACTGCCATCTCCAAAGATCCAGGACGAAAGGGCTCTTTCCAGGCACAAATCTACTCCCCCGACAAGAACGGCAGAGCCGGTAGGTTCGTGATCGCACAAAGAATAGTTCCTGATAAGACTCGCAACTTTGCGGTAGCAGCGGGGACAAGAACCAACACTGGCGGAACAGATCAGCGCTATTATCCGAGAGTAAATAAGAAGGTAGTAATACAAACTCTGTCTATACCGATTCCGATTTATATAAGCGTTGACTATAAGATCAGCATTAAGACAGAGTACCAGCAGCAAATGAATGATCTTATCGCGCCATTCATCGCAAGACCCGGACAGATCAATTCCTTTATTTTACAGCGGAATAATCATCGTTACGAGGCTTTTGTTCAGCAAAGCTTTGCTCACAACAATAATGTAGCCTCTCTTGGGGACGACGAACGCCAATTTACTACCGAGATTACCATAAATATTTTGGGATATTTGATCGGTGAAGGCACCAATGACGATCGCCCAATCATCCGAATCGACGAGAACACAGTCGAATACCAATTTCCACAAGAATCAGTAGTCCCAGCAGGAAACTATAACCTATGGGACAAAGATTAGTTCAGGAAGTGGAATATCAAAACTTGCCTATCCTTTTGGAAATGAAAATACTATTTAAAGTATGATTAGGCATCGAATATGCTTGCTTTTCAAAAGAGGAACCACAATATGTCAGTAAAAAGCTTTAAGTTTGTATCTCCTGGGGTGTTTATCAATGAAATTGATAATTCTTTCATCCCCCAGTCGCCAACAGCACAAGGGCCCGTTATTATCGGGCGCTCAACTCGCGGGCTTGCGATGCAGCCAGTTACGGTTGAATCTTATTCAGATTTTGTCAACATGTTTGGAGATACTGTTGCTGGTAACGCCGGCGGTGACATCTACCGTGATGGAAACTACCAATCACCTATGTACGGAACATACGCAGCCAAGGCATTTATGCGCGCAAACGTAGCTCCCGTAACATATGTTCGACTTCTCGGACAACAGACTGCAACCAACAACGGCTCAACCGGCCGCGCAGGCTGGGGAACCACCGGTGTACCTAAAAATAGTGCTACTACTGGCGGCGGTTCTTATGGGCTTTTCGTGTTTCCAAGCGGCACCAATCCGGCCACTAGCTTTATCGGCGCTAGCGGCGGACAACTGGCAGCTATTTGGTATGTACAGAGTGGTTCTGTCGCGCTATCGGGAACGGTAGCTGGTCCAGGCGCCACAGTATCGCATGCTAAATCCGCATGCACAATGATTGCTAGCGATGACAACGGTGTGTTTAAGGTAGTTATTGACGGCTCTGTCGAAGGTGAAAAAATCATCAGCTTCAACTTTGATGACAATAGTGATCTTTTTGCCCGTAAACGCTTTAACACTAACCCACAATTAACTAGCACCCAGGGAGCATTCTATGCTTCTGCTTCGCACGAAGACTACTGGCTTGGTGAAACATTCGAGCAAGAACTTCGCGAAAGAAGCCTCACCGGCGGCTCACAACTCTTTGGAATTGTTCTCGGACTCGGTTCAGGATCTGCTGCAGGGGGCACCTACGCAGCCTCTGATCGCGCGATAGGTCCCGATCGTATGCTTGATATTCCTTCTCAAGAGGCAGTCGCAGGATGGTTTGTTGGTCAGGATCTAGGAACCGCCGGATCGTTTTATGCCCCAAATGCTCAAAAGTTGTTCCGTCTTATTGGGCGAGGGCACGGTGAGTGGCTGCAGAAGAACATCAAGGTTTCTATAGAGAAAATCCGCCAGTCATCTAACTCGACTTCAGAATACGGAACCTTCTCGCTTGTCTTACGCTCTCTTCTAGATACTGATAATGCAGTTGTGGTTATTGAGCGGTTTGATAACCTTACTTTGGACCCCACTTCTCCGAACTATATCGCGCGAAAGATTGGTACCCAATATCAAAAATGGAACACCACAACTCGACGTCTTAGTACTATTGGAGATTACCCAAATCTTTCCAAGTTCATCCGCGTAGAAATGGATTCAGCCATCGACGGCGGCGCATCAGGGCTCGAAGCTCTATTACCGTTCGGCTACTTTGGTCCTCCTAAATTTCGCGATGTTGGGGCCCAGCCGGCGGTTTCGATCTCTGCATCGTTAGCAAACTCAATTCTGGGTGTTGGTTCAGCCACACCAGGCGCAAACTTCGCCACCACAAACGGTATGGCTATTAGCTCATCATGGGGACCTTACTCTGACGTTAGCTCCAACATGCTCACCTGCTCGTTTAACTTCCCAGAAGTACGCCTGCGTAACAGTGCATCGGACGGAGGACTTTCTGACCCAACTAACGCCTACTTCGGTATGGAAGTAACTCGAACAGCCACAAGTACAACTCCCGACAAGAGTGTTGCCGATCCCCATCGCCTATGGTACTCCTCATTGGGTACTGCGGCCGGGATCCCTGTTGATACAACCGCGGCATCTTATAATACCGCCACTTCTGTCATTGAAGGGTATTCATATGTCTTTACAATGGACAATGTTCGGACCGGCTCGACTGGTGGCTATTACTATTCTTCCGGCTCTCGAAAGAGCGGCGAGAGTACTAGTGCGACCGGCACCAACACATACCAAACACTCCTGAATGCAGGATATGATCGCTTCACTGCACCTTTCTGGGGCGGCTTTGACGGGTTTGAAATTACGAAGCCCGATCCGCTCTACAATAAGGGTATTACTGATATCAGCACTCCCACAGAAGACAACTCTTACGCTTATCACACATTTAAGCGCGCAATTGACACTGTGGCTGATCCAGAATACATCAATATGAACCTACTCTCTGTTCCCGGACTGACTGTAGACGCACTAACCGGTCACGCAATCAATGTTTGCGAAGAGCGCGCTGACTCTCTGGCTGTTATTGATCTAGCTAGTGTTTACTTGCCAAGTCACGAACAGTACGCGTCTGATGTCTCTAGCCGAGTTGGAACAACTCCATCACAGGCTGCAAACAACCTTCGCGCTCGAAGAATAGACTCCAGCTACGGCTGCACCTTCTACCCATGGGTACAGACCAGAGATGCGGCCACCGGTCAACTCGTGTGGATCCCGCCATCTGTCGCTATGTTGGGTGTTCTCGCGAGTTCCGAAAAGTCTTCGCATCTTTGGTACGCTCCAGCCGGCTTCAACCGCGGTGGACTCACTGACGGCGCCGCAGGCATCCCGATTATGAATGTGACTGAACGATTGGTGTCGAAAGACCGAGATCTTCTTTATGAAGCTTCTATTAATCCAATTGCTTCCTTCCCATCCACCGGCATTGTGGTCTTTGGACAGAAAACGCTCCAAGAGCGTCAATCTGCGCTTGACCGCATCAATGTGCGGAGACTGGTTATCTACTTGAAAAAGCAGATTTCAGTTCTATCTACCCAAGTGTTGTTTGACCAGAACGTCCAATCTACATGGAACCGCTTCAAATCACTTATCGAACCCTTCTTGGCAAATGTTAAGGTCCAATATGGTATCACAGACTACAAGTTGATTCTTGATGAGTCAACCACGACTCCTGACCTTATCGATCAGAACATCATGTATGCCAAGATTATGATTAAACCCGCTCGAGCAATCGAGTATATCGCGATTGATTTCGTGATCGCATCTTCGGGTGCATCTTTTGAAGACTAAAAAAGATAACAGCACTATTTACAACTATAAGGAGTAACACAGTATGGCATTCTGGTCCAACAATTTCGCCGAGGGCGCACTATTAGAGCCCAAAAGAGCATTTAGGTTTAAGGTCGAATTTACTGGCCTTGATTCGGGCGCGAACTCGGGCACTTCAATCGCGTGGTACGCAAAGACAGCTTCAAAGCCTTCTTTTGCGATTAGCGCAGCAGAGCACAAGTATCTTAATCATACTTTTTACTACCCTGGTTCTGTTACATGGAACGATGTTACAATCACGTTGGTAGACCCTACCAAGCCAGATATGGCTGGCACTTTGGCGTCTATTGTGGAGGCTGCTGGTTATTCACCACCCGCTAACGCCAACGATTTGACTTCAATTTCAAAGGCCCGGGCAGCAAATGCTTTGGGTAGTGTAATAGTTACTCAAGTCGATGCTGATGGTAATGAATTAGAAAAATGGACTCTGTGGAATGCATTTATCACAGAGCTTAAGTTCGGCGACCTTACATATGGAGAAGATGCTTTGACGGAACTTAGTGTCACTCTTAAATATGATTGGGCACGCCTTGAAGTCACCGGAGAAGGCTCGATCGCAACCGTAGCCAAGAACGAAAAAGAAATGTTTAACGTTTAATAACAACAAGAGAGGTGTTATTTGTCAAGAAATCAAGATAGGCTTGGAGGCGGTTCCCCGCAAGACTCCTCGCCTCCCAATCAGCTTGCGCAGCCGCAAGCAGAATCCTTTTCGTTCGTTGTTCCCACAGAGTTTGTGGAACTACCATCGAAAGGGTTATTCTATCCCGAAGGTCATCCGCTGCACAATCAAGAGACCATCGAGATTAAGCATATGACCGCGAAAGAGGAAGACATGCTTACTTCCCGAGCATTACTTAAGAAGGGCATTGCCCTTGAACGAGTATTGGCGAGTATTGTCGTTGATAAGCGCATTAATCCTAATTCTTTATTAGTAGGCGACAGAAATGCTGTTTTAGTTGCTACGCGCATCTCTGGCTATGGGAGCGAGTACACAACAAAAGTAAGCTGCCCCCAATGCAGCGTGTCAAGCGAGCACACGTTTTATTTGCATGAGCTTACACCCAAAACCCACGGTCAGTTTGGTGGATTAGATGTACGCTTCAACGAAGAAGATAAAACATACACCACCAGGCTTCCTCGACTCGGTGTCGATACGACTTTCAAACTTCTTTGCGGTGCAGACGAGAGAAATCTTCTATCCCAGATAGAAGCAGCACGTAAGAAGAACCGAGAAGAAAACACAGTTACCACTCAATTGCGCCAGATGATAGTTGCGGTTAATGGTGATGAGAATGGCCAAACAATCAACACGTTGGTCAACAACATGCCGTCAATCGACGCGCGCCATTTAAGAATTGTATATAGGCTTTGTATGCCGGATATCGAAATGGAGCAAGAATTTACGTGTAACGACTGTGGTTATGAACAGGAAATGGAGGTACCGCTCGGCGCGGACTTTTTTTGGCCTGACCGCTGATTACATGGAGAATGTATATGAGCAGTTCTTCTTTTTGAAATATTCAGGAGGTTGGTCATTTAGTGAAGCCTACAATTTACCAGTCGGGCTTCGTACATGGTTTGTCGATCGGCTAGTGCAGCAGCTTGAAAGAGAGCAGGCTGTAATTGACGGCGCATCTAAGGGGGGCGGAGGTTCCAATTCGCAGACCCTCACCCCATATAACAATCCCATGGGACCCCCCGGAACCAATAATCCATAGAAATAAGACAGAGCTTGGGCTTTGTCTTTTTTTTATTCTACTATTTATTGTATAATCCAAAAGCGAGGATACCTGTATGGCAAAAGAACTAACGCCCGACGAGAAACAAAGACTCAACGAGTTGGAGAAGGAGAACCTCTCCACCGCCGATAAAATGAACAAGATCCTTGAAGAGCGCGAAGGCACTGTCACAAAAACGACAGAGCAGCTTGAAGAACAAAACAAGAAGCTAGAGGGTTATCTCGAAAATCTCAAGAAAATCAAAGTTTTCGACGACGCCCGCGCCCAAACCGCCGAAATAGAGCTTGAGATTTTAGGTAACCAGCGCCAGCAGTTGCAAAACATGCTCAAGAAGAAGCTCGCGATCGCCGACGCTGACGAAGAAGCCGTCGCGGCTATTCGAGAGCAGCTTCACGATAGCATGCAACAAGAGGTGGCGATAAAGGCTACCCTAGAAGTGGTCCGGGAGATAAATACCGAATCTGCCCAACAAGTTGTCCTTAGCGATAAAACTCACAAATTAGCCAAAAAGCTCGGCATTGCGTGGAAGGAAGGGCTCTCCACTCAAATGGCAATAAACGCCGCCTCAAAGCAGGGGATGAAACTCCTCGATACGGGATTTAATAAGTTCATAGGCACCATCAAAGACATGATCTTCTCGGTGGATAAAGCCACGAAAGCTTTCCAGCGTCAATTCCAGTTTCACGAAAGTTATAACGACATGCTTGTTCAGCAGACGAGGGACATGAACGAGTATGGTGTTTCTGTAGAAGAAGTAACCGCAGCCCACACCGCGCTAGCAACAAGTATGAGCAATTTTGTATTACTGTCGCGACAAGAACAAAAGATGCTCACTGATACTGCGGCTCTCGCCCAAGAACAAGGGGCGGCTTTTGATGATCTATCAAGAGGAATGCACGCATCGATGAAATTCTTCGGTGAAAGCGCCCGCGGCGCAGATCGCGTCTCAAGAGAGTTGTTATCGACCGCCAAAGCCCTCGGCTACGCGCCAGGACAGCTTGCAGCCCAGTTTGGTTCCATGGCCAATCAGTTTGCCAAATTTGGAGACACCGGTGTAAAGGCATTTAAAGACGTAGCTCGCATTTCCAGGCTCACTGGGTTTGAGATGGAGAAAGTATTAGCACTCGCCAACAAGTTTGACACATTTGAAGGCGCCGCAGAAATGACAGGCAAGCTTAACGCTGCATTAGGCGGAAACTTCGTGAATGCCATGGACATGATGATGGCTACCGATCCCGCCGAACGTTTCAATATGATTAGAGAATCATTAGAGAACGCCGGACTCTCATTCGATGAGATGTCTTATTATCAGAAGCAATTTTATGCTGATTCTCTGGGACTTAGCGATGTGGGCGATTTAGCGCTTATGATGTCTGGGCGCATGGACTTGATGTCTGGTTCTTCAAACGAAAGCGCAGAGAGTTATGTTGAGATGCAAGAAAGAGCACAGGCATCAATGAATATCATGGAAGCTTTTCAAGCAATACTTCAGGACAATGCGGATGCGTTTATTGGGCTAGCCGAGAAACTCAATGCGATTACAAAGTGGCTTCTTAAGAACAAAGGCGTAGTAAAAGGCATTGCCGTGGCCTATGGCGCATTAAAACTCGGCACTATGGGTTTCACTTTCGCATTGGGTATGCAACAAGCCGCTGCAGCAAGAGTAAGTGCCCAAATGTTGATCATACAAAATCAAATGGCTCTGGGTAACATAACTAAGGCCCAGGCCACGGCTGCAGATCTCGCGCTAGCGCAATCACAAAATATGGTAGGTGTCTCCGGAAAACGCGCCAGCATGGGGCTTGGACTCTTAGGTCTTGCGGTCGGAGCCCTGGTCACCTATCTGATGATAAAATCACCCTCTAAACTCGTTGTGGCTATGTTTGGATTTGCGGCTTCTCTCTGGGCAGTTGCCAGAGGTGGACAAGGCGCCCAACCTGGGCTAATGGCTCTGGGAAAAGGCCTCTGGGCAGTAGCACCTCCTTTAGCTCTCATAGCCGGCGCAATTGCACTAGTAATCGCATCAATTGGAGTGGCTGCAGCAGGATTTGGACTGATGGGAGCCGGAATGGCTTTGATGTTTGAAGTAATGACTGTACCAAAAACGCTGCAGCTTCTTGGGATTATGGTCGCCGCCGGGATATTCGGATATACAGGTGCTGGTATTGCTGCCGGCATTGGCTTCGGTGCTATGGCATTAGGGCTAGGCGCATTAGCCTTTTCACTCAAGTTTATCGCAACCAAGGATCTTGAAGCAATTGCTACTTTTAGCGAGAGTCTGGCTTCAGTCGAAGTAAGGAAGATACAAGCATTGACCAAGGCGATCAAGGGAGTTGCCAAGGCAATGGACGACATACCAACCTCCAAGGCACTA